GGTTTTATCCGTAAACGGGTTAACTGTTATTTCGTTGGTAGGGATTAACCCAGGAATCGTTAAAAAATTAACTTTTCTTTGTACCACCGAAGGTTACACGAGTCTGTCGATCACTATTGATCGGCATACTTGGATGCTGTTCCTTCATAAGATCATTATCTATTGCGTCATTTTTGTCTTGTGTTTGTTTTGCAAAATACGCTTTTCTAGATTCAACAATCTCATCTGGTATCCTAGCTAGCAATAGGCCACCAACTCCGATTACGCCCTTGTATTTACCGTCAGTAATAGTTGGATAATCTGTATCTGCATATTCATCAGCTCTCACTAATTCGTATCCAGATCTTATTTTAGCGGACATGTTTTTCGTATCATCGAATCCCATTGTCTCAGCTCTTATCCATCTATGTTTGTACCCGTCCGGTGCAGGGGGTGCGTCTAAAGATGATGGTGGAGTCCATACTTTGGGTCTTTCTTGTTTAGACCTAGTTTGACTCGCACGTGAAGTTTTTGTCTCTGTTTCTTTTGTCATATGCCTATACTCCTTCCGTGATTTTTAACTGTTTCGCATACTCTTCTAATGGCACACCTAATTTTTTAGCGATTGTTACTTGTGATGGCGTGAGTCTCACAGTTCTGCGACTATAGTTTACATTTCTTTTAGCCGAAGCTACTGTCTGTGTAGGCTTAGTCGAAGCCTTAACTTCTTTTGTATCAAATTTATGCGGAAAGTCAATACGTATTCTTTTATCTATTTCAGTATAATATTCATCAGAAGATGCGTCCATACCTTCTTCTTCTGTTAATTTTTTATGTAAATCAAACGCGGTATAAGTCATAGCACTGTCTTTACCAAACCAAGAGTTTTTATCCGCCCAGTCTTCAGCTTTAGGATCCTGAACAGCTTGTTGTGGAAATACAGCTTGCTCTAAAGTTTGAGCGGGTACTGCTTGTTTAGTTTCTGCAGCAGTTCTTCTTTTAAAAGACTGAACTCTTGCTTCTTCTACACCTAATCTAGCAATTTGTTTGTGTGCTTCTACTTCAGATTTAATATCCCCAGCTTCTCTCGCTGCTAAAAGTTTAGCTTCAGCCGCCTGTAAACCAGATGTAACTCTACCTTCCATGGCGTTCACATAACTAGGTTCTAAAGAAGAAATTTTATTTTTTAATACTGTGTGTTCACTCTGAACACCTTTTGCATAATCTAAAGCAGCTTCTTTTTGTCTCTCTGCTTCACGCATTTTTTTAGTTAATTTAGCTATTCTTTTTTTAACACCTTCGCTGTATTCTTCTAACTCTTTTTTATTTTCTTGAACAGGTTCCTCTGTTTTACCTTGTTCATCTTGTTTGTCTTCTTGAACATCAGACACGACATCCAGTTTCTCAGATGAATCATCGGGCTTATCACTAGTTTCAATAATTGTTTCATTTTCATTTTCATTTTCCTGTTTTTCTTCTGGTAATACCACATCTACTTCAGGTCCTGATGTATCTATGTCTACCATGTTTTCTTTTTTTATTTGTTCTTTTTCTGGCATAGTTTTACTCCTTCTATGGGTTAAACGTTATGAAGTACGGATTCAGGGTTTTCTATTGTTCCTAAAATTTCGTCATCATTTAATAAACGAACTTCTCCGCCTTCGATGGGTAATCTTGATCCCGCATAACGTGCAAATATAACCCACTGTCCTTGTTTGCACCACGGTCCTGTTGGATATTTTTCTTTGTCACGATAGGCCAACGGTCCTAACTTGATCACATAACCACAATTAGTGGAGATACGTAATTTATCTAAAGATTCCGGCGTTATAATAATACCACCTTTAGTTTTTTCTCTCGGTGTGAAAGGTAAAACTAAAATTCTCCAGCCACTAGGTTCGGGCAACTGGGATCGTTGTGCTTCAATAGTTTCGGGATTTAAAGGTTCTTTTTCTTTTATGTTTTTATATTTTTCTTCCAATGCATTGTTATGCTTTGGGATTTCTGTCGATGTTGATAATATTTCCTTGCTCATCTTTTTGCTCCTTGTTGTTTAGCAGGTTAGAGATTTCCTGTAATAAATAATTGTAAGATCGTGCTTGTCCTAACATATATTGATATTTTTCCATATTGTCAACCCCACCTGTTATCATTGCGTCCCCAACAGCTTGAAGTCTGTCTCTTATAATTTTTTGTAATTTTGATACTAGTTCTAATCCGTCCATTATGCTCTTTCACCGCCGGCTTTATCTTCTTCTAGCTTTACCCCAACCTTTTATTTGAACTAACTTAGAACCGCCGTGTGAAAAATTAACTCTTCCACCGCTTTTAACTAGAGTTCTTTTATCAGAAGACTTACTTGCCATTTGATCTGATATTTTTGGAGTAGCAGGTCTTTTTTCACCTTTAAGTCTTGTACTATAACTTTTACCATTAAAGGTAAATGAATCTTTTCCTTCTTTTCTAGCTTTGGAAAAAGCTTGTCCTCTGGCACTTACTTTAGTACCTGTTGATTTTTCATACACAGCTTCGGGTCTTGGATCATTAGGTCTTTGACCTGATCGCTCTTTGCTTTTTTTAATTTTGTCTTCTACTTCTTTTTTTGTTTTTGTAGAATATTCTAATTTACCACCAGTAACTTGTCCGGGGCCTCTAGGAACTGATTTACTAAAATCACCTCTAAAAGTTTTTTTACCTTTTTCTTTAGCTTTTCTATAAGCTTCTCCAAATCTTTTTGTAAATTTTTTAAATATTGCCATAATTTTATTTCGGACGTTTTAAAATGTCCGCTCCTTTTAATCCATATATAGCACTTACCACACCTATAAACAAGGCTTGATACCAGAAAGGCATATTATTAAAATACTCAAAAAACATTTCAACTTTTGCCATTATTGTTGGGTCTTCTGAAAATATACTCCAGATTAATAACATTATAGGCGCGGAAACTAAAATTAGGACGAACTCGTCTTTCCATCCCTGGTTATTGTTGTTCATAACAGCTTTTTTGTATTCTAATTCTCCAGAAGCCATCTTAGAAGCGTGAACACGCTCTGCATCAGACTCTAACATCTTAGTTTGTTGCCTGTTTTTGAAAATATGTCCAGCTGCTTGAGTTGCTAACTTGATTGCGCCTAAAATTGGGAATGCCATAGTTAATTATTTTTGTTTCTTAGTTTACTTGTTAAAATTGTTTTCTTTATAGACGTGTCAGCTCTCAATTGTGCTAACTCTTCGTTCTGATCTAGTTTCTCATCAACGTTTTGTTGGTTCATCATAGCCTTCATACGATCTAAATTTATTTTATCTTCACCTTCTTTTTGTTTTCTAGAGTTTTCTTTTGCTTGAAGGTCTAATTCTCTAGCTCTTAACATTGCAATGGGATCATTTCCAAATTGTGAAGTAATTTTTTTCTCTTCTTCCATGTATTCTTCCATCATCTCGGATATTAACACTGCTTTTCTTGCTTCAATTCTTTGTTGCATAGCCATTGCTTGTTGTTGCATCTGTGGGTTCTGTTGTGCCCCTTGCATCATCTGTGCTAGTTGTGGTAGCTCGTCTCTAAACTCTAGTTCAATTTGTTCTTGAGCCATTAAACTGAGATGTTCAAGTATATTTTTTTGTATTGCAGCTCCAACTACAGGAGCGTTCTTAACCATGTTAGTTTCTAAAAAATTTAAATGAGACGTGATATGTGATCTATGGTCTTGACCAGGAAAAGCTTGAAAAGGTTTTCCACCTAAAGCATCAATATGTTCTAACGCTGGATCTTTTGGTGTAGGCGTTGGTGGTCTAATTAAAATAGAATCTATATCTTTAACACCCAGAGCTTCATACATGTTTCTATATACTTGATACTGGTTGTGCATTTGTGGATTGGATGATGCCAGCTGCATTTCCGTTTGGGCTAAAGATATCCTCTGCGTTTGAGAAAATATATTTGGATCTGCAACCGGCACAATATCTACTCGATCATCGAAGTCTAAAGACTTAACTTGCTTTTGACCACCGACAATATCGTATGGATAGATTGGAGGTAGATATAACTTAAAAACTCTTGCTAATAAACTGAACTCTTTTTTCATAGAGGCATATAATCTTTTATGGATTGCAGACATTGTTCTGCTTCCTCTTTCAAGCATAGCAACTGTCGTGCCCACTGCTGCTTGCTGATTCCCATCCCCTACTTGCAGATCTGCTATTGAAGCAAATCTTTGACCTGCAGTTACCACGACACCCATAAGCGACAATAGTGTTTGAGATGGTTCTTTAAAGGGAAGAGTCATGAAAGCATCTTTTAAATTTCCGCCAGGAGCATCTACGTCTCTAAACTCTCCGGGTTGAATGCTTTGATTCTCGTCTCTCATTTTTATACCACGCATCTTAAATCCAGCAGGTAAATTACTTAACGTTCCTGCGTCAAGCAATGATCTCAAAGCGGATGTTGCAGTTCTAGATAATCCACCAATCATGTGTATTAATCCAAAACCATAAAAACCAAGCCCTGGTAAAAATTTAAAATGTACAAAGTAATCAATTTTTTTTCTTAATGGATCACCTATTTCGTAGTTTCTTCTAATAGATAAAACTTCTCTAGATCCTTCTTCGATAGTCACAACGTAAGGTAATTTAATTCCTGTAGGCAGTCCTTCAGCATCTACATCATTAAAACCATCGATATCTAAATTCACGTGACACTCAAACAAAGTAAATATTCTCTCGTCTTTACCTTTTGCTGTGCCTTCTAATTCTCTTTCCTTTTTTTGCGATTCTGTTTCCGTTGCGTAGGATGGATTCAATTCTATGTCTCTATAGAAAGTACCTACTTGTTGTTTACGTAATTCATTCTCTGACATCTTAACAACATGAATAATTGATTCTGCATCCTCTAATGAAGTTGCCGTGTAAGGTACAACTAAATCATCTGCAGGTATAAATTTAGAAACTGCTCTTTGCATAATTTCATCGTAATAAACTTTTTTAAAAGCAGAACCTGATAGTGGTAAATAAAATAACATCTGATCAAACTCAGCTTCGTACTCAGTCATTTGATCCATGATTTGATAATTCATAAAGTCCTTGACTCTCGCTGCTTGTTGCTCGCGCTCAGGTGTAATCTTACCTACTATTTGCGTACGCACGGGTCCAGATGCTGGTAACAATTCTTTATAAGCGAGCGACTGGAATGCTGTGACAGCTTCTGCTAATACAGGATGTGTTGCACCTGATGCACCTTTGAATGGTTCTGTTTTACTTTCGTATTTAAATCCTAATAAATCTAATCCTGATATGTAAGATCTTTCCCAATCTTTTCTTGAAGACTTGTACTCCTCGTAATTAGAAGATAGCTCCGAGCCTATAGGAGCGAGGACGTTGTCTGGTAATAATTCTGCTAAGTTTGCAAAGTGCCCTTCGTCTTCGCCAGGGTTAACTTGCGCTGGATCTAGGCTAACATCGACACTTCCATCTTCGTTTTCTTTAACGTCGACAGGTGCTTGAGGATCTTTTTGTTGTCCCTCTAATTCAATGTCAATATCTTCTTGACTAGGTATATTTATAGTTTGCTCAACGTTTGGAAGAGCTTTGTCTATGTCTGCCATTTATTTTACTTCCAACC